GTCGCTGACGGCCGCGCGCGTGTTCGTGATGGCTTCGGACAGCTTCGCCACCGGGTAGCCGCCAGCGAGCGCCCCGTCGTTGATGACGAGGCGATTGTTCGTCGTGTCGATAACGGCTTCGCCCTGCGCGCCGGTGAAGGCGAGAACTTGGCTTGCGGTGCCGCGACGAAGTTGAAGTTGCTCGCTCAAGGAACGGTCCCCAGGTTGATAACATCGACCACGGCGTCATTGGTTGAGCCGAAGTCGTCTGAAAGCGTCACAGCGCCAGTTGTGAGTCCGAGGTCGACCGCAGAGCCGGCCAAGAGCTGAAGGGCGATCGGATTGACCACCGTGACCACGATGGCGCCCAGATCGAGCGAAGCACTCGGCGGGACTGCGACGGAGCCGAAATCATCTGCCAACGTCGGCGTGTCGATCACTTGGCTGAGATCGAGCGGGAAGCCGGTTTGAAGCTGCGCGAAGATGGGGTTCGGAGACGTCGGGGCCATGGTAGCGTAGGTGTAAACGGTACAAGTCGAGAGGTCTTGCAATCCGCCGCCAAGCGGGTTGAAGCTCTGGAACTTAAAAAATAGCATCTTGCCGGCGAGGTTCGCCGGAAGATCGAACCGGCCGACTGCGCCATCGAGGCGGGCGAACGGTGCGCCGCTCGAGTGTGTTACCGGCGACGACCCACCGAGGCCGCGCGCAAGCCCGGTCAAACTGTAAAGGATTGGGTTGCCGGAAGTGAGCGTTGCCACCTCGTAGCCAAGGAATTCATTGTCGACGATCGACAGGGTCCCGCCCTGTTGTGCCGCCGCTTGGCTTGTCCCCGACAGAGACCCGCCGCTTTCCGTCAGATTGAGGGCGAGCGCGTCGACCGCATCCCATCCGGCCGCAGCGGGCAGGCTCGCGGTTAAGAACCCTTGGCGGAGCGGCGCGTTTAGCATCGCGACTTGCGAGTAGGTGATGCCGTCAACTGACATCCACACGACGGCGCCGCCCCATTGGCCCGAGCCGCCTGCGCCGATGCCAGAAGCGCCGACCCAGATTTGAGACACGCCGTTTGTCAGCGAGGTCGGCGGCTCGACAATAAGCGGCGTGTTGATCGGAACCGCAGGTACGCCAAAATTCGGCTGGAACCCTGTTGCCGATGCGCTCGGATTGTATGCCGGGTTCGAGACTCCGGTGACAAGCTCCTCGCAGGTGAACGCGAGAAGGCCCCTGTCGTCTTCCTCGATCTCAGTAATGCGGACCGGATAGTCCGACAGGCCAAGATTAGCGTCTGTGATTGTGACGACGTCCATGGGGTCAAGGAGGCAATATTCCCAAGACAACTTGAAGGTGAATTTGGTTCTGACGTAAAGCTCGCGTTGCAAGATTGTCTGCGCGATCGCCGGGCCCATGACGAACTCGTCGCAGATCTCGTGCGCCTCAATCGTTGACCCGACGCGAGGGCCGAAAATTTCAATCTGGCTTTGATCGCGCGCCTCTACCGGGAGTGCGGAATATTGGTTGCCGCGCGACAGAACTTCGACGCGCTGGATGGTCGGCAGCGAGAAAATGTCGACACGCTCGACCTGGACTGGGTCTTTGTTGCCCTTCTCATCGATGAAATCGAGATCAGTCAGATCGTAAACTGGGGCGAGGTTGGGCGTGAAGTTGCCAGCGGCGCCCGCCGTGTATGTGATGATGACCGGTCTGCCCTCATCGGCTGGCCCGAAAATATAGGAACCTGGCTCGGACATGCCGTATTCACCGGACACGCCGGGGATCTGCGCGCCAATAAACACGAAAGGCACCCCGGAAATTGCATTGACGACTCCGCCGTCTGATACAAACTGAGTTGCCGCTGCGACCGTAATCACCGCCGGCAGGGCCGTGCCGGATGACACTGGGATCGGAATGGGGATCGACAATTGGGTGCTGAAGGTCTGCTCCTGGCCTTCGGTGATCGCGCTGTCGGCGTACGGAATGAATTTGAGGAGACCGCCGCTCCAAACGGCGGCAACCGAGAAGATCTGCAGCCAACGCGTCAGAATGCTCGAACCCTGCTCTTGGCTTACGAGCGCCGGCGAGAACGCGTAGCCCATCGCGCGGCAATAGGCCTGGAGGGAATCTGGATTGGTGAATAGCGAGCCGGAGTCGATGCTGGCCGAGCTGAAGCCGCAGCCATATTGGGCATTGGTTAGAAAGTCTTGGATGACTAGAGCCGGATCGGCGTCCGTTCCGTTGACGCCGGATCCGGCAAGGATGCCGATCACCTCGAAGTTATGGTTGCCGACCGAGGCCGAGTCGCCAAGATTGTAGCCAGCCGCCCATGCGATCGCTGTTCCCTGATAGGCGAGCGCGTTATAGGGGTAGATCTCCTGTAGATAAGGCCAAACGACTTGCGGCGTCGTCCCGTTGAAAATGCCGATGCCCAGCTCGAGTGGGACGTAAACGCCTAGGTCTTTCCAGAGTAGGCCAATCCCTGCGATCGGTCCCTCGCACAGCCCCATAATGAGATCGGCCGTGTAAATGTAGCTGCTCCCCGCCGCTCCGCCGCCGAAGACACCTCCCTTGCCGCCTATGCCTTTACCGCTTCCGCCGGGGACGGCCTGGAAATTTGCGAACCAAATGAGATTCGGGGCGATCTTATTGCGCCCCCAGACGATCGGAATCGGCAGTGTCGAGGTCGCGGTCTGGACCTGCAGCGACGTAAAGTCGGGCTTGTCATTAGCGCCGCGGCGAAGGAAGCCCATGTCAGCTCCAATAACTCGCGAACTTCGCGGTCTTCATCTTCGCCGATAGCTCACCCGCACCGACAATGTCTTCGATCACGAAGCGCGACGGGGCGAAGGCATGAATGATCGATAGAGGGTTGAGTCGTGAGACGATTCCGGCGTGTGCAAAGAGGCGCCCGATTCGGAGAACGACTGTATCGCCCAGGCCAGGTTCGCGGACCTCATGCGCGCGTTCGAACAGGAACCCGAGATATTTTTCCTCGCCGCGATGCATGAACCAATCGCGCGTATAGGGTCGCGGATCGAACTTCTCGACAAGGCCCAGATCGCCATAGATACGGACGAGGAGCATCGCGCAATCGACGCCATGCCCCTTCACATCCGCTGCATGATGATATGGCGTTCCGATCCAGGTTTTTGCTTCGGCGACGACAGCCGCGCGCTGAGAGGCGCTCATGCGCGGCGCCCGGCGAGTTCGATGGCTCGATCATAAAGGGAAAGGATGTCGGCTCTCTTTGTTGCGTGGTGGTCGCTATAGGCCGGGATGCTTGTCCACGGAGCGGGGAGGGCTCTTTCCAGAAAGCGATACGGCTCGCTGATGATGGTTTCTGGCGTAAGCCAAAGGGCGACGACCGGGCACGTGTCAGGCCATTCTTGCTCGCTGCGCTGACGCGCGAGGCTCAGCGTCGCGATTATGTCATCGTGTAGCGCTACCGGCCTTCCGTCGAACAAGCGTTCCGCCTTCATGTCAGTAAGCCAATTGCGGCGGTGGCACGTAGGGGAAGCCTCGGAAACTGGGTAAGTTGTTGAATTTAGCCTGACACGTAAATTGCGTGTGGTCGCAGCCGAAGGCGACGTTGAATTCGTCTCCCGCCTCAGGAGCGAACGGCAGCGGATACATGAGATTGTAGGCCGATCCAGCGACGACGCTCCTGATCGTGGATCGGACATTGGCGTTGGCGCCCGAGGTGAATACGAGCGAGCCTTGCGCATCGCCGGCACGCGCGCCAGAAAAGTTGATTGTGCTCGAGTTCGACCCCGCGCCGCTCGCGCCGTCCAACGAAAACGTGCCACGAATAATGCCGCAGCCAGCGTCATAGAGGACGTGCAAGCAGGTCGGAGAAAACAGGTTCTTCGGCATATCGTAATCAAGGATCACGAGATCCGACGCTACGGTTAGCGTGGCCTGGGTGCGTCCCACGTTGTCAACAGTCGATACCCGTCCTTGGAAGAGCCTTACACCGCCAATGACCGAGCCTCCCGGAGCGGTAAGGAAAACCCTGTCTCGGTAGACCGGGGCTCCGTCAAAAGCTCCGTCACGTAGAGCGACGATGAAGGGGGCGCCGTTGATTATGTCGGTCGGGCGCGCGGCGATCGTGATTTGCTGCTTGTCGACTTCAAGGCCGATCGATCCCTTATATTTGAGCCCGGCGACGAGCGGCCCATTCGCGAGAAACGTGAATCCATTGAAGGGGACGTCGTAATCGACGGTTGTCCAGGTGTATTGCGTCCCGGTCGTCGTGATGAAGGTGAAGCACTCGGCAAAGGCAAGTGGCGCGTCCGGGGCGGCGCGGGCGGCGTTGATCAAGTTGATGACACCGGTGGAAGTCTGTTTCATGACCAGAGGAAATCCCGGAGGCCGGCTATCAGAGAACGCATTCCAGCACCCCATGCTAGAAATCTAAGGGCTTCGACAGGGATCATCGGAGCGCATCCTTTGAGCCGCGCGGTCTCTCTTGCTGACTTCATCGAGCTTGGAGATCTCGCTTGTCCGAGTCAGCGCAGAGCGCTCGCATGGGTCCGGCTCAGCGGAATCGCAGGAGCGCAAGTAAGGAGAAGTTCCGCGCCGAACGCGGTTCGGTTTTGACAGGCTGTCTGCGTAAGAACGCCGGCTGACCAGGAATTACGACGTCCTAACTGATTTGAATTTAATACTGTCGACCTGCCAGAGGTTCGACATGAATTCCTCGAAATCCTGGTCATCAGAGTCGAAGCGGCATTCGAAGGCGTACGCAAAGGTTGCTGCAATGGGGATGCCGGCTGCGGGCGGAGACGCGAACACGAGGGAGTTGGGCGCCGATAGGGACCAGCCGGATGTCTGATCAACGTTGTTTAAAAAAACGTTTGCGACGCTCGTCACCCAGCCAACCGGCTCGAGGAACGCGCCCATAAAACGGGAGAACGTGAAGCCCGAAGTCACTCCATCGCCAGTCGCGAAGCTCACGTTCGTCGCTGTGCTGTCAGTTGGATCGACATAGAGGAAGGTCCCGAGTTGCCCTTGCACTTGAAGGAAGAAGCCCATCAGCGCCTGTAAGGAATTAGCGCCGGCTCCGGGGTACGAAGTTGGCGATGAGGACAGCGCGTCGAAGGTCAGCTCGAACTGCCAGATCGGGTTCTGATAAAGAGCGTCCCGAACCTCTCGTCCGGACACATGACTCGCAATCAACGTCGAAAACACCGGTTTTTTGTGCACGCTCCAGCCGAGGCCGGCCAGCGTCGGGAACGGTGGTGGTGTGGTCATATCACGGCCGGACCGTCACGAGCCGCACCGTTCGGAGCGTCCAGAGCATCGTCATGAACTCCTCGAAATCCTGTACGTCTTCTGCGAATCGGCAGAGCCAAAGAACGCCGAAGTCGGCCGTAATGCTGGCGCCAGTACCTGGTGCCGCCGTGAACGTGATCGCGGGTAGATAGCCACTTGAAACGGACCATCCGGCCGGTTGTGCGGCACCGTCTAGGTAGATCGCAGCAACGCCAGGTGTCCCATAGACGGGGCCGGTGTAGGAGCCGATCGAGACCGCCAGCGGGAAAACCGTCTGAGAGCCGTCGCCCGCTCCGATCAGCTGGCCGGTGGCCACGGAAAGACCGGGCGGCTCGACCCAGAATGGCGCGGCGGCTCCTCCTGCTAGTTCGAAGAATGCGGCTATTGCCTGCAATTCGAGATCCGCAAGGTCCGAACGCAATATGTCATAGGTTAGGTCGATTTCGAAGTACGGGTTCGCAGACCGCTGCGTCCGCGTCTCCCGTCCGGTTACATGCTGACCGATCTCAGTTTTGAATTTTGGCTTGATATGGACAGACCACGCGAGAGCCGGTCCGAGCGCGAGGGTAGGGAATTCCGGAGG